TCATCTTGTGGGTCTTAATAAAATTGAAAATACCCATATTGATAAGTTTTAATGAGTTGTTGGATTAACGTATACCAGCCCAGGGGCTGTTGGATTTGGCAACGGGGGCTTTCTCAACCACCCTCGCACCCTGTCCACCAGGGATGGCGGGAGGCATAGAGCCTGCGGTGTTGCGGTCACGCCTTGCGGCTGCAATCTTCTCGTTCCTTCCCTTGACCTCGCCTTCCACCTTGGCGGTTGCGACATCGGCATCGTGGTTGATGGCTTTGTATGCGAGTTCGAAGTCTTCGGGGGTGTACTTGTTCACCATGCCGTTGAAGGCGATGGACAGGAGTCGGAGCATGACATCCCTCTTCTGTTCGATGGACAGACCCTTGGCATCTCCCCAGGTCTCAAGGTCGGCAAGGGACTTCTGCCAGTTGGCCTCGGCCTCGGCATTGAGGTCATCGTTGACCTTCTTGCGCTCACGCCATGAGTCAAGCTGACCCTTGAAGTTCGCCTGTCCCTCCTCGCTCATTCCGAGATCGTCACCGAAGGTCTCCACCAGAGCGGTGCGGGGATCTCCGGTCTCAACCCACCTTTGGATGAACTCCGCAGAGTCTGGGTCGGTCATGAGCAGTTCGGTGAGCCTGCTGTTCTTCTCATCGTATGCAGCCTGCTGCGTGGTAAGGTCTTCAAGCATCTCGTTGATCGCCTCGTCCAGATCGGCTACTCCTTCGGGTGTCTCGGTAGCATCCAGGTCGGCAAACTGGCGGTCAGGGAAACGCTCCCTTGCACGGGCGAGCAGACTCTCCCGTGAAGAAATAGTGTTCTTTTGTTCGGACGTTGCCATAGATTCTTTCGATTAAATTTTTCTGTTTGGGTCAAAAATAACCTCACAGATACTCTCCAGAGGTCTAACTTTCCCCATTTGTTAATTTTTGTGAAAGGTCTTAACCGATAATAGGTTAAATTGTTATACCTTTGTGTGAGGAGGAAATGCGAGACACTGAACTGATAAGAGCCAAGGAAGAAGCAATTTATGCCGTCTATAAGAGAGGGCTTGAGGAAGGTCGCTTCCGGTCATTCCGGGAAGCGGGCGCATGGGTGTGCAGGCAACCAGCACCGAGGTACTTCATTGACTCCCGCACCGCATCGCTCCTCATCGGCAAGATCCACTCGCAGGAGTTCCTCATGGGACTCCATCCCTCCAGCCGGAGACTGGTCATCCACCTTGAGGGAAAGTACCAGAAGTACCGACTGGAGCATCCCAAAAGCACATTGTCAAGGGAAAGGGTGATGGAACTGCTCGTTGACGAGCCTGCCCCGGAGTTCTTCGTGTCTCCCGAAGGGGCGAGACGGATCATCCGCAAGGCGATAAAGAGAGTGAGGGAGAAATGGGAGCGTTAAGGATAACACTCATAGCGGTGCTGACGGCAGTCTACTTCGCCTTCGGCATACCGGACTGGCTTCGGGACGGAGACTACCTGCTCCGAGCCTGCTCCTATTCGTTCTTCCACGCATCCATCTGGCATCTGGCCGTGAACGGCCTCGCCATCTGGAGCATCTTCAGGAAAGGGGACTTGTGCAAGGCTTGCACGGATTTGGTTATCTCGTATATTATCGCAGTCATCGTCTTCCCCTTCTCCGTCCGACCAGTCATAGGGTTCTCCAACATCCTCTACGCCATGATAGGATTGCGCACTCCTCCGCTTACCTCCAAGTGGTGGAGGACTCCGCAGGTCATCGTGTTCCTCATCGTGACTGTAGCCTTGCTCTTTATTCCTCGCTTCAGTGCCACCACGCACATCGCTGCGTTCATCCTCGGCATCGCCTGCGCCTACATCCGAAGGTTCAACCAATCCCTCGTCAAAGATGCAAGAAGATATCTATAGCCAGATAATTGAGGAGAACGAGAAGCGCATCAAGCACCTCCAAGCCGATTACAATCCCGTGACCGGAGAGGGGCTGGACGATCTGCTCGGAGAGAAGAGGGTAAGGCTGGAGATATCCGACTTCGCCATCCCAATCCAGTACGTCCCCAAGGAGATGATGGAGAACAAACTCGTCAAGGATGTGGCGAAGGCAGGGAGCATTGAGGCATACATATCCAAGAGGAAATGGAAGTACGGAGTCCCCGACCATCTGGAGATAGAGAGGAGGATAAGACGGATACGCCACAAGCACGACTTCTGCCACTGGGCATACTTCTGCATCTGGATCAAGCACAAGAAACTCAAGAAGAGGGTGCGGTTCAAGCTCAACCTCCCGCAACTCATCGTCCTTGCCAAGTGCGAGGAACTGCGGAGGGCAGGAGAGCCTATCGCCCTCATTATCCTCAAGGCACGACAGTGGGGAGGATCTACGTTCTGCTTCTTCTACCAGGTCTGGCTTCAGTTCAAGTGGAACGAGTTCCATTCATTCGCCATTGCCGCCCACACCTCATCCGCATCCGAGACCATCCTCAACATGCTCAAGCGTTCCATCAAGGACTATCCGGCTTGGGATCTCGGACTGGAGGAGGGGACGGAACTGCGGCTCGCCCCTGCCGACACCTCCGGTCACGCCTTCACCCTCAAGGATCAGGACAACAAGCAGGTGCTGGAGGGATTCATCTATGTGGGAACAGCCGAGAAACCCGACACCCTCCGTTCCAAGGATATATCTGGTGCGCACTACTCCGAGGTGGGAGTGTGGCCTGACACACCAGGCAAGCAAGCAGAGGACATCATTGCCGACATCCAGGGAGGTCTCCTTGAGGACACCGAGACGATGGAGGTGATGGAGTCCACTGCCAAGGCATCGGACGATTACTTCCACGAGGTGTGGGAGTCCTGCGTAGGTGGGGAGGGAGGATACGCCCCCATCTTCATCTCGTTCATACAGATAGAGAACGATGTCCGTGAGATAAAGGACAAGAGGGCATTCGTCAAGTGGCTCTACGAACACAAGGACGAGGAGCGGACAAACGGCAAGTGGAGGGACAGCGGCAAGTACTACTGGTGGCTTTGGGAACTCGGAGCGACCCTGGAGCATATCAACTGGTATCGCTACCGCAGGCTGAAGCTATCCTTCGCCAAGATGTGCAACGAAGCCCCAGCCACTCCGGAGCAGGCATTCATCACGGCAGGACAGAAGGTGTTCGACCCGTTTGAGGTGGCGAGGAAGAGGGAGAGATGCCTTGAGCCAACGATGGTCGGAGACCTCATCAGCGATGCCCACGAGGGCAAGGAGATCCTGGATGGCATCCGCTTCATCCCCAACTCCTCCGGTGCGCTCCGTGTCTGGGAAGAGCCGGATGACTCGCCCATCGCCAACAGGTATGTGGTGGCGGTGGATATCGGTGGCCCGAATGAGACTTCCGACTGGTCATCGGTGCGTGTGCTTGACAGGCTCATGATGATGCCGGACTTCGGACTGGCAGGCAAACCCAACGTGGTTGCGGAGATGCACTACCACACCGACCACGACAAGCTCGCCTATGATGCCCTACGCCTCTCTGAGTGGTACGGTCACGCCCTCCTGGTAATAGAGTCCAACACCCTTGAGACACACAAGAAAGACCACAATGCCGATGAGGAGGGATTCGAATACATCCTTGACATCATCGCAGACATCTATGACAACCTCTACATGAGGCAGACCAAGGAGGAGGACGTGAAGGAAGGAGTGGTAGGCAAGTGGGGATTCCACACCAACGCCCTTACCAAGCCCAAGATCATTGACAACATGCGCACCTGTCTCCGGGATGACCTCTGGGATGAGCCAAGCACCCTCTGCCTTGATGAGATGTCCATGTATGTGGACGAGAAGGGACAGTACAACGCCCCTCCCGGCAAGCACGATGACGTGCTGATGGCAACGGCCATCCTTCTCTGGGTAGGGTTCAAAGAGATGCCTATCCCCTCGTGGATTAAGCCGAGAGAGAAATCCAAGACCGTAGTCCACGGAGACACTTGGGGACTGACCAACATTTAACAACCAGCAATATGAATTTCTCTAAGAGACTTTTCCGCAAGCCTGCCATCATTCTCGTCACCATCTGGGCGAAGAGAACCTACGAGCAGGGAGTGAGAGCAGCAGAAGAGAGGCATCGCAAGGAGAAGAAGACCGTCTACCTTGCAGCAGCCACGTTCCGTCCCGACCACCTCGTCACTTACACGAGGGAGGAGTTCCGTCTACAGAAGAAGGTATTCGGCTTCCATGCCCGGCTGCTTACCGTGAATACCCTCCGTGAAGGATGCTACTACTACACGGCTGACAAGTACGAGAGAAACGGGATGCGCAAGCGTGACAAGGAGATTCGCAGGCAGGCGTTCATCAAGGAACGGCTCACCCTTGCACGGCTGATATAAGAATCAGCCTCCGGGATTCGCATCCGAGAGGCTGAGTAACAAGAAAAAAAGCATGCAAACTAAATATCAGGTTGCTGATACATATTCATTGACCTGATAACAGCCGCCTCCTCACGAGAAAGCGAGGGGTCGGTTTGCACAGGTTTGCCTTGAACGACTTCTTGGGCAGAGTTTTGGGCAGTTGGCAAACCAGATTGCTGCATCGCTTCCGCTTCCGCTTGCCTTGCCTGCCTGCTTTGCAGGATCTTGTCGGCATAAGGCACATCGGCAATCTCCAGGTACTCTTCGAAGGAAATGAGTCCGTTGAGGAGGAACTCCTTGGCATCCTGGTTGATGACTGCACGGAAGACGGGAGTGTCGGCACTCTCCTTTATCTTGATGTCATACTCAATATCCCCGACTTCGTTGAGGTCAAGGTTGGCATTGTCGAAATTGCTGTCAAGCCTTCCAACTATGCTTGCGAACCTCTCGGTATCGTAGAACATTGCGATGTTCTTCATCTTCTTGTAGAGAACCGACTCCTTGAACTTGCGGAAGTCCTCCATCAGTCCGGCAATCGGAGTGGAGGCATTCGTCACCATCTGGGCATAGAGCGCACCCGATGTGCTTGCTCCGGGGGCCTTGCCCTGCATAGCACCGTTGACGGGTGTGCCGCTGTCCATCAGTTTGGAGTAGGTCGCAATGAGGCTGGATACATCGAAGTTCTGGGCAGCACCGAAGAACACCTTCGGCATCAGCCCTTCCTGACCGGGTTTCATGTCAATGAACACCATGTCATCAATGGATGTCCAGCTTCTTGCGAAATCTTCGAAACTCACGTCATCGGGGACGATGGCCTTGGGGACAACCGTTACACCCTTCGCCTGGGAACGGAGCAGCCAGTCGTGGAGGATGATGGCACGGTTCATGGCGATGTTATGGTCAATGGCATCGTTCATGTACCCGATGAGCTTGCCGTCCATGAAGGGGAAGGCGCAGAACGAGAACGGATGACTCCTGTCGGCATAGGGGGACTCTCCCTCCCACAGTATCGTACCATCGGGAGCGAGGAATCGGCAGTACCAGTAGGTGTCAATGAAGAAGCCGTTCTTCTCGTCCTCTCCAGTGCCGTAGCCGTCACCGATGATATAGGGGACATCGGAGTCAGACCAGCCTGCACTTTCTGCGAGTTTCTTGCGCCTCTCGTTCTCCTGCCTGACCATCTTGCGGTAGGCTCGGTCATCGGCATCAATGATCTCCTCCGTACCGGAGTTCATGTCATGCAGACGGATTCTCGCCCTTGTCTCCCTCGTCCATATCTCAAAGACCCTGCACTTGGTGGAGTCGGTGGGACGGAGGAAGGTCATGTCATCCTCATCGTGCCTGTCGGTAATCTCGTCAAGATCCTCTTCCTTGAAGATAGCGGACTGGTTGGCGTAGATGTCACGGAGTGTCTCGTAGTCTCCCAGCTTGTGGGCGAACATGGCGCAGGTCTCTTCGAAACTCTTGTCGAAGAACTGCCCCACGAGGGTGACATCCCAGAACCTGGGGTCAACCGCCTCGGACTCGTAGAAGATCTGGTTGGGGTTGCAGTAGGTTGTCCATGAGTCCAGCCTTCTGTTCGGGCCGGATGTGTCATCGTATGCCTCGTGAGCAACGGCAAGTCCACCGATACAGACATCCTTGAGGAACTTTATGTCCAGTTCCGTCATGAGGTTCTTCTCACAGTTGGCTTGCAGAGCCACGGTCATTATCTCTCCGTACTGCTGTTCGGC